GAAACGCTTGGGACGGAATTACATCGGCATCGAATTAAACGAAGAATATGTGAAGAAGTTAATAATACCACGATTAGAAAACATCGATCCATTGTTTAATCAGGAGAAACAATGAAACAACAAACCAAAGAAGATGAAAAGCGCATTGCCGAGACGATAGCGAAGAGTAAGAAAACGCTGCCTCCACCAATAAAAGGTGAAATCATAAACAAGAAGCACAGTGATTGGTGCGCTCACTGTGAGGAAGGGTAAGAGATAATAACCCGCCAGCGTAAATGGCAACTACGACAGACCAAGAACGGTCGCTGTCAAGAATGCGGTGATACCTTATCACCGCAGAGTAAACGATTATGCGAAAAGCATCTCAATATCTCAAGAGAGCGCTACCGGAAGAAACACGACACAAAAGGCAGAAAAAATCTTTCCATCAAGCATTTCAAAGATCAAGCAATAGCATTAAGGCAGGCAGGCAACAAATTAGTGTATATTGCGCTGAAATTGGGAATTTCTACTACTGGTGCTGCCAAACTATGCAGACAGAAACCAACCGTCAAGTGATAATGTATAAAGAAACCAATACAGGGGGGAGGACACTACCCTTGCATTAAACAAAACAAAGAGTTATCATTGTACCGATGATGCGATCGTACAAGATAAACGAAGGCTTTGAACTTACTCGTGAGACGATAGGTGCGAAGCCTTCTCATTTCATAAGCTACTATGGCTGACCAAGAACAACTGCCGGCAGAGGAGAAGGAAAAAAAACTCACAGGAAAGGAACTGCTTTTCTGCAATGAGTATCTTACCGACCTAAACGGAACAAGAGCTTACATGTCAGCAGGTTACAAGCCAAAAAATTCAAACGTTGCAGCAGTGCAGGCGGGAAAACTATTAAGAAATGCTCACGTTCGTGCTTATATCGACAAACGGTTACTAACATTACGGAACAACCTTGAGATCACGCAAGAGCGTGTACTAAAAGAATATAGCCGCATTTGTTTTAGTGATCCGAGAAAAGCATTTAACGAAAAAGGTATGTTGAAAAACATACATGATTTTGACGATGACACCGCCGCAGCCATTGCAAGCGTTGAAAGCGAAGAATTATTTGAAGGCAGAGGTAAGGATAGGGAACACATCGGTACACTGAGGAAGATAAAGTTCTGGGATAAACGTGGTGCGTTACAAGATATGCGAACGCATGTACGATTATTAGTTGAGCCAGCAGGCGGAGCGAATGATCGGGTTATACCCGTAATATTCTTACCAAACAAATTAGAAATCAATAACACACAGATAGTTATACATGCCCCGACCAATGGCGGCAACGGCAAAAGCAACGGAGACGCACCGCATTGATTACACTTAGCGAGAATCAGAAATTGATATGGCAGCCCGATGCGTTAGCGGATGAGCCAGCAAAACAGGGGAAACAATTTGCTGCGCTCCAAAGCCCTGCCGACATATTAGGTTTATACGGAGGCAAGGATAGCGGGAAATCAGACTTATTAATATTCGACTGTTTGTATCCGCACAAATTAAACAGTCCGCGTTGGCACGGTGTTATATTCCGAAGAGAGTACAAAAGACTTATCGATGTCATAGATCGTGCTCATTTCTGGATTGAACAATTACCACATCTCGGAGCAACGTGGCAGGGATCGCCGAACTTCAGATTCTTATTTCCGTCGGGTGCATGGTTGGCATTTCACAACATCGAGCACTTGGGTGACGAAGAGAAATACCAGGGATGGCAGATAACCGACCTGAAGTTCGACCAGCTTGACGAATTCCTCGAACCGATGTACAACTTTCTGCTCCTGCAAAACAGAAAAGCAGATTTAAGCGTGAAGGAAACTACACGCTGGACCGCTAATCCATTGGGAGTCGGTCACACATGGATAAAAAACAGGTACATTAAACGCTATGATGCAGGCACGCTGAACGAGATCAGCGCCGAGGTGAATGGTGTGCGCTATGCCAAAACATTCCAGTGGTTACATTTCACTGTGTTCGATAATCCGGTAGCAAAGCGCGACCCCTCACGTATAGCAACACTTGCCTTGGAACAGAACGAAACACGCAGGCGCGCTATGTTGATGGGAGATCCCGATGTAGCGGCAGGACAATTCTTCCACATGTTCGATACCGATAAAGAGGTTGTTGCGCCGTTCAGAATACCACCGGAGTGGGATTTAACGTTAAGTATTGACCCAGGATGGGGTGGAACGTGCAGCGCTGGACTACACGCAAAAGACTTTGATGGCAATATCTATCGTATTGCCACCTATTACAACGTAGGCGGGAACAACTATTCGAACGCTGAAGGCGTATTGTCGTTCTGGAAAACAAATAAGTACACCGATGGTAAGCCGCCCAATATGATCATAGCAGGTAGGGACGCATTTGCCAAGAAAGACGAACACGCCATAATTCAGAATCAAGCCACGTTTGCCAGCATATTTCAAGAGTACGGAATGACATTACTACCCGCGGTAACAGACCGAGTAAACGGTTGGGGCACGCTTACATCGTTGATGCCGGGAAGATTTTTTGTATTCAGGGATTTCAATAAGCCATTTCTTGAGGAACTATACTCGGCACCACAAGAAGAAGGTAACCCGAACGAGATTAAAGGCAAAGGGAAAGACCCAAGCATACCCGATCATGCGTTAGACGAGTGTCGGTATAACGTAATGGCACAATTCACCCCGAATAAAGCCGTTACATCGTCCGAGCCGCCATGGTTTCAAGAAGAGTTGGCGAAGATAGAACGGCAAAACAACAACAGCGGCTGGCGCATAGGCGAAGGATAATCATAAAAAGGAAAACAGTATGAAACCAACTAATCTAACAATCAAGTATCCACCCGCAAATCCCGATGAAGGGCGCGATAAGCAGATAATCAAACAGAAGCAATTCTTGGTTGAGTATATTGAGGATGGATTGAAAACGAACAAAGTCGTAACTGTTTCTAAGGCAGACATGTTCCCATTCTTTCTCAACAACATCATGCCCGATACAAAGGCAATAACCAAGCTGTTTTATGATCGGAAGATCGATGCCAAGCAGACAAGGGATGGCTTCGTGTTCGCACGTATTCAGATGAGGAAAGCATCGTGACAGGCGTAGCCTACGAAATATTGAAGCAGCCCGATCCCAAACTCACACAACGTTCAACAGAGGTGACTTGCTTCAACGATGAGGTAAAGCAGATAGCTGCCGACCTCATGGAATCTTCGACACCGCAGCCGTACTGTGAGAGTTGTGCCGATACACAACGATTGAAAAGATCAGCCTTCTTGAGGGAGAAATGTATACTTGCTACATGCTTCTACTGCAAGAAGGAAAAACAACAAGCCGTTGGCGTAACTCACACCGGATATGGTAAGGCGGTCGGCATGTCGGCGGTCCAGATAGGCAAGAGCATACGACTGTTTATAGCGTTGGGACAGGTCTATGTAAACCCCGTAATTATCGCTCACCCCAAAGATGATGAAATGCGAAGCATGCAGGAATCATGCCACAGCGTTCCGTTGGAATTCAGGGGGAAGCAAGTAGTATTCAGAGTAAAGCGGTATCGCTGGATAAAACTGAAATGGCAAGACCTCGACGGTGTAGAACATCAGAAAAAGTTCAGCAGGTTCGAGGCAGAGGTTATTCAGCACGAACTCGATCATTTGGATGGGATTATGTGCAGCGACAAAGCATTACCAGAGGTGAAGGCAGCATAATGGCACAGGATCAGATAACCAGAGAAACCTTTGACGCTTTAATCGCGCATCTAAAAGTCAGAAACGTAGAACCGTTCACTTGCTTAGGATGCGGGAAGAAGTATTATGCGTGGGTAGGACAACACGGATTTGTTCACGCACCGCAGGGAGTATTACTGATGAAAGAAGGAAGACCATTAGAACATTATCGAAGCTGTGCATTCCATACTCCGAGCGACCTTATTGTACAAGCCATAATTCTTACACGAATGAATTGAGATGACAACCCCTGAATCATACGGCATGAATGACGACGACAGCCCACTGAAGAAGATCGATCAGATCGTAGCCTCATATTTACAGCTCGAGACAAACTGGCTACAATTCCGCAAGCGTCAGATCAGGAACTATGAATACGTGTTCGGCAACATGATTGATGAGGATATCAGGGCAAAACTTGTCGAAGAAGGCAGACCAATCTTCGAGTTCCAACTTCTAAAACCAGTAGTACAGTACATGTCTGGCAAACTTGCACGTGACGGTACAAAAGCAAAAGCAATACCGATACACGGCGGTGCGGAGAACGGTGCAGAGTTGCAGACGGCTGTTACTAACGATTGGGCTATGCAGGGCTGTCTCGGTTACAAAGCGATGGCGAAGGCGAGCCTCGATGCCTATATCGGCGGCTTTGGATTCACGAATAACTACTGGACACTCCAGGGCGACCCCGAAGGCAAATGGATAACGATAGCCATGGACCCGACATCGGTCATGTTTGACCCGTTGGCAAAAGATACGATCCGGCAGTCAGATATGCAGGTCATAACGTACAGCAGATTCTACACAGCAGCAGAAGTCCTTGAGATATTCAAGGAAGACCTTGATGATGATACCATTGCTGCAATAAAATCCAGCGCCGAACAATTAGAGGGCATGTATAATTCACGGCTCGGAACGGCTCGAGCGTGGTACACACGTCAGTGGAATGCGAGTTGGAATATGCTCAACCGCAACACAGACGAGAAGCGCCGTCAAAATCTACGAGATAATTTTACCGACCCACAGAACGGGTTATACCGAATCATCGAATGGCATGATAAACGTGTCGTTAGCGCGAAGTGGATGTACGATCCCGTGAGTAGGACACAAGAGCAGGTTCCCAAAGACAAAGAGAACGACAAAGAATACATGCAGCAGATATTACAACGCTATCCCCATGCCACCTTCGCGGAAGTCAGTGAAGAACAGGTGTGGGTAACGGTAATAGCGCCAGGGCTGCTACCAGATCGGGTAATTAAGGAGAAACCATATCCGGTGCAGGAACAAGGCTTTGCGATTAAGATATGGACGTGCTTCGATTATCACCCAGACATCACAAAGACACAAGGCGGTATCGATTCACTGGTAGCACCATGCGACCTTTTTAACCAGAAAACGATGACAATGCTGGAATGGAGTATGCGACAGGTCAACCCCGACTATATCGCAGAAGAAGAGTCCATAAGCCCCGCTCATCTTCCGGGTTGGAAATCTAAGGCGAGGGGGGTTATGCGCTTTTTCAAGCGAGGATTCCAAGCGCCGCAGCCGAGACTGGCATCACCGGGCGCATTTCAGGCGTTACAAGTGCTTCAAGAAGTTGGTTTGGAGCTTGAGGATAAGTTATCCGGCATAGGACCGAACGCAAGGGGTATACAGGAATCAAGCAAGGAGAGCGGAGTGCTATTCGAGAAGCGCCGAGAGCAGACAGAGGTCATGATCAGCCACTTCTTCGACAATATCCAGGAAACAATGATGCAGACGTTCAACTATTGTGGCAGAAACATACAAAAGTTCTTGACTTTTCCCCGACAAATACGTATACTTGCAGACACGGACGACCCGACATGGTTGATAGTGAACGAACCGACCATCGAGGGGATTAGGAATAACCTAAACGATGGTGAATACGATTTCAAACCAGATGTAGAGGCGCTTGGTGAATCACAGAGACAACAGAACTTCGCTTTACTCGCTAACATTGCGAAAGAGTTTGCTGTCGTCGATCCGATACTGCAACTACTCATCCTTGCCGACATCTTCAAGTACGGCGATTTCCCCAATTCCAATAAATATTCTAAGTATTGTGAGATGAGAGCACAGATGCTTATGGAACAACAGGGGATACAACTCGATATGCAACAAAAGATGCAACAGCTTTCCTTAATCAGGGGTACGATTGATACAGTAATGAGCGCACAACAGCCCCAACAACAAAAACAGCTTCCCAGAAAGGCAGCAGCATAATGACAGAAACAACAATGATAGATGCGGGCTACACACCACCTAAATCCGATGTGCCAAAGGTAATGGAAGCGGGAGAGCAAAAAGCACCGGAGCCGAGATACCCCACATTCACATTGGAAAAAGACAACGAGTACCTAAATGGGAAAGATGTTGGTGACGAATGTATGGTTGTAGCAAGAGTAAAGCTAAAGTCGGTGTCGAAGGGAGATCGCTATGGTCAAACCACTGCCGATAACAACAAGCCCATCGAGTATACGATGCAAATTCTTGAGATCGGCTTCAAGCCGGTAGAAAAGAAGCAGGAGAAAGAGAAGAAGAAGGGCGAGGCAATGGACGAAAAGGAACTCAAGGCTAAGGAGTCGGAGATGGAGTCTATGTCCAACGACGACCTCGGCAAGAAGATGAGTGCCGTCGCCAAGAAGGCAAAAGAGGAAGACGAGGAAGAAGCGTATGTATAAAAAGCGACACAGCAAGCCAGCGAATAAGCACGATGCGGCAGAACTCAAGAAACTCACGGCAGACCCGAAGTTTCGTAAAGTCATGAGAGAAAAAGACCTGAAGTCGTCGAGTGGCGACGATGTGACTAATCCGAAGCAACGATTCGCCATCGCATTATCAGAAGCAGACCGACACGGCAGATGAAGATCGTTGACCCATATAACGGCTACGAGTACGACAGCGCAGAGCACACGCTGTTAGAACATTTCCGTCGAAGCTATCGCAATCAAGACGTAATCAAAAAAATTAAAGACACATCGCGGCGTAGAGAAACGGCATCTCGCAAGACCCATAATCTTGAGATTGCAGGTTCAAATCCTGTCGCCGCTACTAAGAGAGCACTGATAAAACTGTTCAGGTTAAAGGCATAAGTCGTGGACATTTATATACCGATAACGAGCCGCACGTTCATTATAGCAGTAGCAGTTTTTGTCGCTGCGGTGATAGTGGCATCTATCGTAGCATGTTGGTTCATATTAGCAACTAACCCATAATTATGAATATGACACAAGAAGACAAACAGGCATTACGCCTACAGTACGAACAATGGGAAAAAGAGGAAACCCTATGCTTCGTTCATGATCTTGCCAAGATACCGACCGTAATGAAAACAGATTATGACCATCAGGTTATAGTCTTGACACCAAACGAAAAGGTTATTTGCACAAAGTATCATCTACAACCAACAATACAACAGAGCATGACCACACCAAGCATAAACGTAAGTATGAGATTTTGTAAATCTATCAATATAAATCCACCAATTAGAGATAGCACAGTTCGTGCACTTTATGAATGGTTGAAAGTGTACGCAGAGTATCAGTTAGACAAACTTGATAAAGAAAGTATTTGTGGAAAACCATCTGAGAATTGAATGTGCCGCCAGAATTCAGTCGTAAGGTCATAGATGCACAAGAAGAACGAAAAAACAAGCTCATTAATCTTATCAACAGACTCAGTAAGAACGATTACTATGGCGAAGTATCGGTTACATTCAAAGCAGGTAACATCGTGAACGTGACAGCCAATACAAGCGTTGACTTGGAAAAGATGGAGATTGAAGCGGTATGAGTAAGACTGTCAACCTACGAATTCATTGGTGTAAGAAATGCGGGACAAAGAATAGTGGCTCGCTTCTTACCGATGCTTGTATCGGCTGCAACAGCGTTGGAACACTGAGTATAGAAAAGCCCGAACCGAAGAACAGAATACAAGAGGTATGTGGTTTGGCGGTAGAGCCGCATAGTGGTAATTATCAATATCAATCATACGGTGGCGGCAAAATACCGTCACATCCAGAGGTAGCAATGCACTAAGTATACAAAGTTTCAATTAACATATAAGTTAAGCGTAACAGAAAGAATCTGACCGCTTATTTCGAAAGGGAAAAATCACGATTCCCCAGTAGAGATAAGCGGTTTTTATTTATTAACAAACATCAACAGGAGAAAGAAAGTATGGCAAACAACAATGTAGAAACAACGAGTGGCGAAGACCTTACCAAACAGATAGGTTCAGCTTTGGCAGGAACGACCGAAGGCACAGGAGCCGAGAAAGATAAATCATCCTCCCCGGATACGGGCAAGCATGATGAGTCCGCTTCAAAGGATACACCTGAAAAACCTGAAGTCATAGCAAAGGAAAAGCAAGAGCAAGTCCAAGCTATCCCGCCGGAGAAGGAAATCGTATCTGAAAAAGACGATAAGGAAAAAGATGAATCCGAGAAAGAAGAAGCCGGACCAGTGTTACTCGCCGGACGATACAAAACCGGCGAAGAATTGGTAAAAGCATCGGATGATCTGATTCGCAAACTCGACCTGCCACTGACACAATCATTGCCTTTGAATGATGCGTTTGATCGCCTCATAGACAAAGCAAAATCCACAAATGATTGGAGCAGGGTAGAGAGTTTCCACAAGCAACTTCAGTCTGAGTTGTCAAAGAAGAGCGCTGAAAAAACAAAAGTCAAGACCACACTTGCTGTTTTAGACAAGAACGCAGAAGACTCTACCCAAGTCGATGAAGCAGGACGTGCACAACAGCTAAAGAAGTGGGATGACTATAAGGCACAGCGCATCTGGGACAAATTGCAAGCGGATACGGACTTACGAGATCGCTTCAAGAGAGCGGATCAGGCGATGCCGCGATCACGAGAAGAGCTCGACGAGTTACGGGTATCGAACGAGTACCTATACGATAGGTACATGGACGTTATTAACGACCTCGATGCTGGATTGGAAGACCTCCGCCGTGAGCATTTTGTAACCATTGACAAATCGCGCGACCTCATTACAAAGGAACGAGAGAGCTTACAAAGTTCTCTTCAGAGCATGAACGAAAAACTCAGACTCGGAATGAGCGAAGACCAGATTGAAGCCGATATCGATGCCGTATTCAACAACGAATCGCCGTATATCTACGAAGAAAAGCACGGTGTTCTTGTCCCACGTGAAGGTGGAGCGTTGAAATATTGGAGAGCCGAGATGATGCAGAAATATCTCGACACTGCGATAAAGAACGCAGAAACAGACGGGCGTAAACAGCACGTCCAAGACCTGAAAACAATGAAGGACAAGACAACAGGCGCTTTACCGAGTAGCAGTTCGATACCTGGCAAGAAGGGCAAAACAGAAGCGAAAGAAGTTTCTGAAGCTACGGTACGAAATGCCTCAGATGAGGATATCAGCAAGAAAATCAATCAAATATTTTCGACATCAGCCCAAGAATAATATCTATGGATGATGTTTAACGAGTGAAAGGAAAATTTTCAAATGTCACAATCAATATTCGATCTTAGCGGCAATTCTGAACTACGGTTCTTAATTGCCGAACAAATGCGAAGGCAGGCATGGCTCGGACACCGCTTCGCTAAATGGATGAGTCCGAACATGATCAAGACCGGTCAAACCAAAGAACAGGCGTTGACGCACGGTCCTATGGGACCGCAATGGTCGGGCGCACCTATCGAGATGGTAGATGCGTTCATACAAAAGGGACGAACAGAGATGACAATCCCTGTCCGTAACCGTCTTACGGGTCGTGGCGTACTCGGTGGTAACCAGCTTTTCGGATCAGGCGAAGCCGCAGTATACACGTTGCGAGACGTAAAGATTAACCGCACACGTCATTCATACTCCCCGCCTACGGGCATGGAAGAGCAGAAGACGCGGCAGTGGGCGATAAGCCTAATCCAGGAATCACATCTGTATTTGACAGAGTGGTTCGGCGAGAAATTCGCTGAATATATCCTCATGTCAATGCACGCAGGATACAGCACCGACATCGTTGGTGGCGCTCTTGCGGGTGGCTTGGGTCAGGCAATCGTAAGCCATCCGAACCTTATCATAGCGGGTTCAGGACCAGTCAGCTATGCTGGCGGTCGTCCTGGCACAGCAGGCTATGAAGGTACGGTAGAAACAGACCTTGACGCATTGACGGTATCACAAGAGGCGTTAACACCGCAGTTCTTGTCGAACCTCAAAGTCGAGGCGTATCGACGTAAGATAAAGCCGATCACGATGAAGAACGGATTCGAGTTCTTCCCCGTGTGGTTGAAAGATGCGGCATGGCGGCAGTTACAAGCCAACGCAGACTTCAAAGACTTAAACCTCTCGCTTCATGTTCCCGAGCTACAGAATCACCCGATGGGTAACGGCGTGGTAGCATACTGGGATGGTCTGGTGATCTACACCGATGCAAAGATGTGGTGTGCGTTTACCAACGCTGATGATGCAGACATCACAGCCGGTTTGGTAGAGTACGGTCCACGTCCCACGGATGCAGACCGCGCTGCTGGCTACAAAGTTGGCAACACGATCACCGATCTCGATACCGGAGCAAAAGCAGTCGGATTCCTCATCGGTGAATCATGCTTGAGCGTAGGCACAGGCAAAAAGGTTGAGTATACCGACGAAACATCAGATCACGGCAACGTGAAGGAAGTTGGTATCAACTTCATTCAGTCGGTTGTGCGTAACGAAACATACGATAAACTCGGACTCGTACCCGGACTCACTGCCGGAGATTTCTACGAGAACACGAGTTCACTCGCGTTCGTAACGTATTCACCACACGCATTAACCTATTAACCCTAACAGGAGAGAAAGGAGATACCAATGAGTAGCACATGGCTTCAAGTCGGACAAAACGTGTCAAATCCAGTAGACCAACTGAGTATACCGGATAACTCACACGTACTTCAGGCAAAATCAACTGCCTTCACAGGGAACATTATCTGGCAGAATAATGCGGCTTTTAATAGCGCAAATTTCGCAGATGTTCCCGTCGGTACGGTTGTCATAACGTACCTCGCGGCAAACGCCAGCATCAACGTAAAAGAAGATGATGGCACGTGGACATCATTCTAACGTCCACAACATAATCTAAGGGAATACCTCTGCTCGGATGTGGATTCGGGCAGAGGCTTCTTAAACACAACAACGAATTTATTTTGAAAGGAACAACACAATGTTAGTCAAAGTAGCACAAAATATCCAACTACCTCATAAACTTCCGTTCAAGGGAGTCTTATATTTATTCAAGCCAACATGCGAAATACCGAACGAGATAGCAGAAAAGATCATAGCGAACGCACCGACTCGTTACTCGAAGGTGGGGAAGGATGAAAAGATCGTAGCAAAGGAGTGGACATGGCGGGAAGATTTCAAAAATGCTACGGTTACCAATAAATTCAACGCATTATCAGAAGCGGGGAAGGTTCAGGTTATGGAGTTGATAGATTCATTGTTAAATCCAGAGGTATTAGCCAAGAGCGCGAGTGAGAAGGAATTGGCGAAGGCGCAGGCAGAGAAGGACAAAGCTGCTGCGAAGGCAAAGAAGGAAGCGGCACCAGCACCAGCACCAGCAGCAGATGCAAAAGACGAGTAACTAATTTATCACATCACACATTCAAAAGATAGGAGATACAATAACATGAAACACATACTGAATTTCATCGGTATCATAGTGTTGTTAGCGTTGGTGAGTATGAGCACAGTAACAGGACAGACATCGGCAACGCTGACATCGATTAAACACGGGGACTCATCGAATGTCTACGTTGGCGGCTTTAACGGTACTATTCTTTATTCCGGCGATGCAGGTATCACTTGGAGCGCACAAGTAAGTAATACAGCAGCGAATCTGTATTCTACGTGGGCTTTAAGTGCATCGGCAGCAGCTACGGTCGGCGGCGATCCATTATTCGGCGGCGGAACCATACGAAAAACTACGAACAGTGGAACTACGTGGTCGCCACAGCCAAGCGGTACAGGTGCATTACTCTTAGGAGTCAGTTTTGGTGATGCCAATGCTGGTGCAGTATCCGGTAATAATGGTGTCATTTTCATAACTACCAACGGTGGTACGGCATGGATTGCAGAAACGTCTGGCGTAACCGAACATCTGTATGAAATGTTTTTCGCCGATGCTACTACTGCATGGTGTACGGGTAGCAAGGGGACGATACTGAAAAGTACAGATGCTGGCGCTACGTGGGCTGCTCAAACAAGTGGAACGGTGTATTCATTATATGGAATAGCATTCTCCGGTACGAGCGTAGGATGGGTGTGCGGCGATGGTGGCACACTACTCAAAACTACGAATGGTGGATCCTCATGGTCAGCAGCTACAAGCGGAACAACAACGATCTTGCGTTCAATATCGGCTTCGAGTACGACAAATGCTACAGCAGTTGGCGATGGTGGTACGATTATACGCACAAAGAACGGCTCAACATGGTCAGCACAGACGAGCGGAACACCGTATTCATTAAACGGCATATCTATGTATGATTCGAGCCATGGTATAGCGGTAGGATATAGCGGTTTAATCAAGCGCACGGTAAACGCAGGTGCTTCTTGGGATGGGTCAACAATTGCCCCGCCTCCGCCTCCGCCCAGTGCAAGCCCGAGTTATAGCGATAGCCCAGATACGGTAGCCTTTGGCGCGGTAAAGATCGGTGCGACATCGACAAAGAAAATCACCATTACTAACGCAGGCACGGGAGCTTTAACGGTATCGAGTGTAACATCAAATAATGCACGAGTAACGGTAAGCCCTTCTTCATTAACAGTAGCTGCCGGAACATCGGGAACAGTCAATGTAACATTCAAGCCACGCAACAAGAACAGCGTTACAGCGACGATAACGATAATCCATAACGCAGTCACGGGTTCGCCTGCATTAACTTATACCACCGGAACGGGTACACGGTAAAGGAATACATCATGAAAAGGCTTATCTGTCTAATATTCTTGGGCGTATGTTTACACATTACAGCAATAGCCCAAGAAGTAGAAACCGGCGTTCTTCGTGAGGACTCGTTGGTGGCAACTACGGTATGGGCAAACACTTCTTCGACAATATCTACAATGACTACACCCAAATGGGTAGAAATACTCAACGATGGTGCTGTTACATTGTACTATGCCCTCGATGACGATACATTATCAAATCATTTCCAAAGATTGAAAAC